AACTGAAATAGGACATGGTGATAACAATTGCTCTAATTGCGGGCAAAAGCTCGAATGGCATTATCACTAACGTTTCTGGGCTAAGAAGAAATAAAAACAACAGAAGGGAAGGCTTCTGAATGTAAAATTTTTTGGTATGGAAATTTATATATCAAAAGATGTGTGATTTGTACTTACTATAAAGTAATTGGGATAATGAGAAGCTCAATTAGCTACTTACATAGTAAATTTATTTTTTTAAAATAAAAATGGAACAGGAATTAATTAAAGATTACACAGAGATAAACGAAAAGAAACAACACTATATAAAGATAGCATGGGATGCGTCTATACTTTTTAAAGATGATAATGTGTATTTCGTTAAGGAAGATTCAGGCGTTAAAAGTCAACACCTTATTGACAGTATAGACAACTTCACCTATCAACGCATTGAAGCTCTTTATTTTGGACTTACAGGGAATAAACTAAATAAATAATATGGAAATAAAAATAGAAAAAAACATACCTATACCAGTTACAGAAATTAAATACCCATTTGATAAAATGGATATAGGAGATAGCTTTTTTATACCAGAGGATGATAAAAAAGTAAGGCTTAAAATACAGTGTGCTGTTAGGTCGTATTTCAACATCTATAGAAAGAAAACAAAAGCAACTATGAAGATAATTTCAAAGTCATTAGAAAATGGTGTAAGGGTTTGGAGGATAGAATAATGAATTGGCTAAATGCAGTAGCAATGACACACGCTAACCGTAAAAGCAGACGTGCAAGTAACGCTTACAAGTGGCATCTGTATTCATTAGCAGCCCAGCTATTGCATTTGCATTTAGTTCATGTGTTTTATATGGATTTTAATCAAGTTAAAATGGAAAATAAAAAACAAAAAACAATGGCAGAAATTAAAGATTTAGTAGGTAAAACACTTACCGAAATTAAAAAAACAAATGATGAAATTATTTTCATTTGCAATGACAATACAAGTTATAAAATGTATCACTCACAAGAGTGTTGCGAATCAGTATCAATTGAAGATATTGTAGGTGATTTAGAAGATTTGATTGGAACACCAATTTTAGTTGCAGAGGAAAATTCATCTAATGAACCAACAGCAGAACAAATAGCTGAAAAGGAAGAAGAAAAGTTAGAGGAAGCCGATGATTTAGAGGAAGCTGATTAGCATGACCGCTAACGGTGAGCGGTTCGGGCTTTTAAATAAAACGCGTAAATTTGAATTATGAAAGATCTTGAAATGTATTACAACGAGAAATTTAAAAAGGAAGGAGATCCTGATTTTAAAGATTTAGCAGAACACCAAATAAAAGCATTGAGTAATTCTTTGGGTTTCTCTATTTGGAAAATTGAAAAAGCAAATATTGAACTTTTAAAAGCGGCAAATAGTTTTTATGAAAATGTTCTAAAAATGTTTCGTAGAAGGCCTGACCGCTAACGGTTACAAATAAACACAGTAAAAGATTATGAAAGATAAAATTATCAAAATAGCACAAGACCTTGAACAAGGAACGATAACTGAAATTGAAGCACAAACCCTTTTATTGGGTTTATTTGGTGTTAGTGATAGTGCCTTGGTTATTGACGAAATTAAAGATAAACACCCGTATGAACAATGGGATAATGGTGCGCCAATGTACACCTGCCCAAATTGCAATGAAACTGAAATAGGACATGGTGATAACAATTGCTCTAATTGCGGGCAAAAGCTCGAATGGCATTATCACTAACGTTTCTGGGCTAAGAAGAAATAAAAACAACAGAAGGGAAGGCTTCTGAATTTATAATTTAAAAACCAAATACAATGGAAAAATTAACATTAAAAAAAGTAAACGAAAGGCTTGTAGAAATCAATAATTGCAAGGATGATGATGAAGTGGCTCATTCAAAAGAAGATGATTTGTTTTATGATTTTGTAGAAAATATTAAAAATGGGAACTACAAAACCAAAAAAGAAATAGAGCTAATTGCCACAGAATTATTTAAAGTAAGGGATATTGATTTTGCAAGATGGCACGCTTAACGGACGAGGGTTTATGCAGTTAAATTTTTACCAATTAAAAAATAGAAATGAAAAAATTTTATTGCATTAAACCCTGTGTTAGCAGTAGTAATTTTATCCCTTTTGAGCGTGGGATGCTCGTAAATAAATTAAAAAAATAAAAATGAAACTCTATTTATTAAGACAAGACGACAACAACAATTACGACACCTATGATTCGTGCTTAGTGTGTGCGGAGAACGAAGCAGATGCAATAACAATAACCCCTGATGGCGATGTGTTCAAAGAGGATGGAAGGTATGGTTCGTGGGCAAAGAAAGCATCTGCGATTTCCTGCGAAGAAATAGGTGAGGCAAACGAAAAGCAAACAAGAGGAGTAATTATTGCTTCATTTAATGCTGGATAGTTGGTGGTGCGTTGGCGGGATAAAATTATTACTGCTAATGCAATGTTAGGTGAAGGGCTTTTAGTTATCGGTGATGTTCACGGTAAAATAAATGATTACTGGAAACTTGTAAATTTCCGTAAAGGTTGCTCAATACAAGTTGGCGATTTTGGTTTTAAAAAGCAACACGATTGGTTTTTAAAAAATATTGATTACACACAAAATCAAATAAATTTTGGCAACCACGATGATTATTCATTTTTATATGAGCCACATAGTTTGTCTAATTGGTCTTATGCCTATGAAAGTAAGGTAATGACAGTTAGAGGTGCTTATTCAATTGATAAAGCATATAGAACTGAAAATTTAGATTGGTGGGCAAACGAAGAATTGAATTATGAGGAAATGCAAAATGCAATTGATTTTTATAATTTCAATAAGCCAAAAATTATGATTACTCACGATTGCCCTGATTATGCAAGGCGTTATTTGTTTGGCATTAGAGATAAATCAATTACAAGTAATGGATTGCAAGCAATGTTTGAAAATCATCAACCTGAAATATGGGTTTTTGGACACCATCACAGGTCAAAAAATGAAGTGATAAATGGGACAAGATTTATTTGTCTGGCTGAATTAGAAACGATGATTCTTTAGCCTTTTATATAACGTTTTCGGGCTTGGCGAAGTGACGCTACTCGAAACTTAAATTTTAGCACTAACTATCCTGCGGCATTTTGCCAAACCCGTGTTATGGGATAGTTTTAAAAACCTTTAGGGTGGGGCATTTAAACATTAAAACAATGGAATTAAAAGGAATTATTACACAAGGAGAAAGCAAGTCATTAACGTGCTGCGCAAGCGTAATGGATATACTAATTGGAGGTGTATCACTTTATGACAAACTTGATGAACTATTTAACCAAGACACGGAAGAATATTGGAATGATAGCAATAAGCAAAGCCCACGTTATGGTGTTAGATACGTGATATTGGACGAGCAACCGACAGAAGAAAAATCATTTGAACAACAATCAGCCGAAGTGGTAACACAAATGCTTTATGCAGACCACGTAAACGGTTGCTATTCTGAATGGACGTGTGGATACGGTGGCTTTGATTATGCAATTGATAACGGTGGACATTCAATATTCAAAGAACTTGAAAGTTATATTGGTAAATACGTTCATTTCATCATTTAGGGTGCGGTGGGAAAAGGTTTTTAAAATTTCCTATAACGTTTTGCGTGTATAAGAAGTGGCGGAATTTGAAACCAAAACTTGCAGCAAACGCAGAAATTAAATAGAAACACAAAACTTAAAATTAACCGAGAACCCGCCATTTTTTATACACGCTGTTATATGCAGTGGCGGTCTTAAAAAATAAACAGACGAATATGGGAAGTATTAAAGGACAAAAGCACAATCCATACATAGAAGGAAAGTATGGACATTTAAACCCAAATGATGTAGTATTTACACCTGATTGGTTGGCGAAACAAATAGTGGATATGTTTCCAATTGAAGGTAAGGTATTAGAACCGTGCAAAGGCGAAGGAGCATTTTTGCAATATTTACCTACTGATGCTGATTGGTGCGAAATAGCAGAAGGGAAAAACTATTATGACTATGATAAAAAAGTAGATTGGATTGTAACAAACCCACCGTACTCTGATTTCAATAGGTTTCTTGACCATAGTTTTGACCTTGCTGATAACATTGTAATTCTTGTACCTGTTGCAAAAATGTTCAAGAGTATGGGAACACTTCAAAAGATTTATGAATATGGAGGTTTTGTAGAGATACATACCTTGCCGAGTAGCCAAGCAGGATTTCCATTTGGGTTTCCTTCGGCTGTTTATTTTTTGAAACGAGGGTATAAAGGAGAAACGAAAATTAAAATGCTTGATGGAATTTCGTTTAAAGCACGAAAGTAGCCATTGCATATAACGTGCCGCAGCTAAACGCTGTTGGCGATTTGGAGCACGGATTTATTAACTTAAAATAAATTAACAATGAAAGACGAAACATTGATTAAAGAAGAAGCCGCCAATAGCGATTTAGGTGCTGTTAGCAAATCGTTAAATTGCGGGATGATTACACCACAAACACGATTAGCAGCAGCTTGTAGGCGATTTCAATTTGAAGCAATAAAATCACTTGGAATATTCTGGTTGATTGAAAAAACACCGTGGCTAAAGATAAAAGAGCCGTGGAACAAACTTTATAAAAGGGCAAGACGGTAGCAATTTAATGTTTGCTAACGGCACTCGGCTAAACTGCGTTGCCGATTAAAACGCAGAAACTTATCAATTTACAACAATGGACGAAAGAGATTACAAAGCTATGAATAAGCACGAAAACGGCAATGAAGTTTTAGCCGATGTTAGCAACTGGGCTTATTTTAAGAGAAACAAAACGGCAATACTTTTAGGATTTGCCATAGGAACAACATTAAGCATAGTTATAAACATGATTGAAAACATAATTGTCAAAATAGTGCTAATTTTTCACGGTGGTTAGCCTTGTTGCTAACGTTACGAGGCTTTGCGTTCGTTGGCGTTTAGAATTACTGAACTTTAAAATAAGCACAAATGAAAGTTAGAAAACAAAAACTTGAAAATAAGCACTTAACCGCCAATGACGCAAAACCTGTGTTAGCGGTAGTGCCTACTTGTAATCACTTTTGGAAAATGGTTACTAAAGATTATTATAAATGTTCGTGGTGTGATTTAAAGCATTACCGCTAACGCCTAGTTTAACGCATTGCGTATAACTACATTAATAGACATATTATATGAATAAAAAAATGATAATATTGATACGAATAATACCCTTGCTTGGTATACTTTTATTTTCTTCTTCTAGTAAAACTAAAAAGAAAGATAACAGCCCATTCCCAGTAGATAGCCTAATACTCTACATGAAAGAGATAGGTATTAAACATATAGACATTGTTTTAAGGCAGGCTAAACTAGAAACATACTATTTCTCCTCTCCTATATTTAGGGATAATCATAATCTATTTGGTATGAGGCCAGCTAAGAATAGAGAGACTACAGCCATAGGAGAAAGTGAAACCTATGCTGTATACACAGACTGGAGAAGCTCTGTTAAAGACTACTACCTATGGCAAATAAGAACCCCTAAAATGCTTGATAGGTACAAAGACAATTACTACGCTTTCTTAAAGATAAGGCACTATTCTACAAAAGACAGATACTACCGTGTACTTAAAAAAGTACCTTTAACAAAATCAGAAATAGAATTAATTAAAAAGTTAAAAACCAAAAAAAATGCTTATAAAAACAAAATCAAATAAACGAAGCTATATACAAAAAACCCTTACTATAGGTGGCAAAACACATTACTTTAAAAGTGGGTATGAAATAGCCTATGCACACTATTTGGAGGCACTAAAAAAAGATAACCAAATCCTAGATTGGTATTATGAACCTGATACATTCTGGTTTGAAGGAATAAAAAGAGGTACTGTATCCTATAAGCCTGATTTTAAGGTAATAGATAAAAACAAAAAAGAAACATACTATGAGATAAAAGGATACATGGATAAAAAGTCATTAACTAAAATAAAGCGTATGGCTAAATACTACCCATCCGTAACACTCCAAATTATAGATAGTATTTGGTTTAGAAAGAATAAATTTGCATTGGATATATTAGAGAAAGTTAAATAAGAAAAATCATTAAAAATTAACAAACCTATTAAAAATGAGTGACAATAGTGACATAAAAAAAAAGGTTCTAGAAGCATTAGAAAAATGCTTAGGAGTAGTTACTGATGCGTGCAAAATGGCTAATATCAGCAGACAAACATTTTATCGATGGACACATGAAGATAATGAATTTAAAGAAGCAGTTTATGAAATATCTGACGTAGCTTTAGATTTTGCTGAGAGTAAACTGTTTAGATTAATAGATGGTGTTCATCGTGAAGTGAAATCCCCTACAGGGGAAAGTGTAGTTTATCAAGAACCACCTAATCCATCCGCTACTATATTCTACTTGAAGACTAAAGGTAAAAAAAGGGGATATATTGAACGCCAAGAGATGGACCATAGGGGTAAGACAGTTATAGAAGTAGGTCTCCCTCCTATTGACCATATAGATCAATCCAATTCCTAGATGACTAAGGTAAATATAAACTTTAGAAAAGAACTATTCAATGACGTTTATATACCATACCTATCTACAAACTATGACTATGAGGTGTATTGGGGTGGTAGTGGCTCTGGTAAGTCCGTGTTTATAGCACAAAAGCAGATAATAAAATGCCTTAAAAATCCTTATTACCGTCTTATTTACTGCCGTAAGACAGCAGAATCCATAAGGGATAGCCAGTTTCAACTATTTAAAGATGTAATAACAGATTTTGGGTTATGGGATTTCTTCTCTGCAAAAGAATCTACAATGGATATAATATGCAGCAATGGGAATATGATGCTTGCGCAAGGGCTAGATAAAATAGAGAAGATAAAATCTATACAAGAGCCTACGGATATATGGGTTGAGGAAGCTACAGATTGTGAACAACGTGATATTGAACAACTTGGCTTGCGTATAAGGACTAAGAAGGTGGAAAAGGTACAATACATCCTTTCATTTAACCCTATTGATAAAAACCATTGGATAAATAAATACTTTTTCCCAGAGGGGTCAGAAAATAATAAAGCATATACCTATAATAAAAACACACTAGATGAGGTTTCTGGGAAGCAAATAAGTCTTAATTATCTTTTATTACATACAACCTATTTGGATAATAAGTTTTTACCTGATGCGTATAAGGCTAGATTGGATGAGCTAATAAATACTAACCCCGTTTATTATCAAGTTTATAAACTAGGATTATGGGGTAAAATACAGAGAGGTGGTGAGTTTTATAAGAAGTTTGACCGTGTAAAACATGTTAAAAAGCTATCATATAATCAATCAGTTCCTCTCCACATCTCTTTTGACTTTAACGTGCAGCCTTACTGTACAATGACTATATGGCAAATAGATGGTAAGAATGCTTATCAAATAGACGAGATATGCTCTAAATCACCGAATAATACAACAAAGGGGTTGTGTAAAGAATTTAAATACAGGTATCCAACCCATGACGCAGGCATTTTTTATTATGGCGATCCTTCCGGTAGGCATGAGGACACAAGAACAGAAAGGGGATATAATGATTATAGTATAGTAGATAAAGAACTTGAATCTTATAATCCTATCCGAAGGGTTGCTATAAAAGCTCCAAATATTGTACCAAGAGGCAATTTCATAAACTCCATATTTGAAAATAATTATGAGGGCATAAAAATTCTAATCGATGACCATTGCTACAACACTATAGCCGATTATGAAAACCTGAAAGAAGCTTCAGATGGTACAAAAGACAAGAAGAAGTATAAAGACCCTACTACTCAGACAAGTTATGAGAAGTATGGCCATTGTTCAGATGCGAATGATTATTTAATTTGTTATATATTCTCATCTGAATTTAATCAGTATATAACAGGGAAAAGGAATTTAGATTATATTATTGGCTCAAGAGAGAATAGAGTTTATTAATTTTGCAAGGGTTTTTCTGTTTAGTGTTCCAATTGAGCTTTATCGTAAATAAGTCGGCACTTCATATAACACGGGTTTGGCAAAATGGCTTTCCGACACACAAGCCAACGCACAAAAGCCACTTCGCCAAGCCCGAAACCGTAGGGCGTAATTTTAAGACACCTCAACTCCAAGCCTTAGAAAAAATTGCAATGCTTGACGGTTTTTAGGCTTGCAGCCACCGGCAACTCATTGGCGAAGGCGGGATTTCAGGGTACGTCCGCAAAGCCTTGCAGAAATGCTAAATAGTAGTACCCCGTTGAGCATTTAGCGTCCAGCCCCGCTTTTGCCAATGAAATGTTGGGCGTAGTTTTTATTATGGAATACGGAATTGAAGTATTGAAAACAAAATACTATTCTCTTAAAGAAAAGTGGATGAAGGTAGAAGAAGAAATGAACGAAAGTCCAAATCAATATTCTGCACAGCAAATAGACTTTCTTTACCCTAAAATGGAACAAGTAAAAGAATGTTTAAAAAGGCTTGGAGTTGAGGTGTCTTAAAATTACGCCCAACGGCCTGTGGCTTTGTCTTGTTGCCGAAAATACAAGACCAATTTTAATTTAAAAAACTATGAATACAAACACAAAACCAACATCAAATGAATCCGAAAACGGCAATAAGTCAAAACCACTGTTATATGATGTT